CGATGGACTTGAACTGCTTGCGGAACTCGCCGATGCTGCCGCCCTGCACCGCACCGTCCACCGCGCTGCGCAGGTCGTGCAGCAGATCGGCCTTCATCGCACCGGCCACCATGAAGGCCCGGTCGTGCGCACCTCGCTGGATGTCGCGCCAGGTCTCGCTGGGCAGATTGAGCTTCTTGCGCAGAAAGTCGATCTGTTCCTGGAAATGCTGGCGCGCGCCGTCCAGCGATTCCTTGGGCGTCAGATCGTCAGTCACCAGTGCTCTCCTGAGAGGCCGCGTCCATGCCTCGCAGCTGAGCCAGCGTGAAGGCCAGTTGCATCAGCTCGGCGAGCTGCTCGGTGGGCAGGCCGCCATAGGCGCCCAGCAGCGCTTCCTGCAGGGCTTCCGGCTTGTCATAGGCCGGGTTGTTCACAAGCTCCTGCAAATAGTCGACCCACCCATCCACCAGGTGGATTGAGGCGCCGCCAAGGCGACGCGCGAGCGCGGCCGTAGCTGAAGCGGTGGCGGCTGCGGCGGCCTCGGCAAAGTTGGGCGGTTGGCCCGGCCGGGCGGGCGGCTTGTCAACGTTTTTGTCGCCGTCTGCCCCAGGTGTCGGTCGACGTCGGTAGCCCTCGCCGTACTTGGCGCGCAGGCTGTCCTCGTCGAGCTCGTAGCCCATGTCGTGCAGCAGCTTGTCGGTCTCGGCCAGCACCTTGGTGTCGTCTTCTTCCTTGATCTGGCGCGACACCTGGCAGGGCTCGAATCCGTTGAGCTCGCAGATCCACTTGAGCAGTGTTTCGTTGAGCGTCTCGCTCAACAGATCGCTGTCTGCCTGGGTGAGGTCCTGGCGCACGTTCTGCCGTTCCTTGCTTGCTGCGGCCAGCGCGCCGCCGCCCTGGCCGGCAGGTTCCTGGCCAGTGAGTACTTCGGCGATCCACTCGTCCATGTACCGCACCAGCTGCTCTTGCGTAGTCACATTGCCGGCGAGCTTGCTCTCCAGCAGCGCGATATCCATGCCCTCGGGCGTGGCCAGGTAGCCGTCATTGCTCATCGCGCGCAGCGCATCCACCAGCGTAGCCTTTTCCTTCGGGCTGGCGCCGCGCGGGTACTTGCCGTGCGGCGTGGGCGAGCCGAAGCGGTCATTGAGCTTGTTCCAGGCCACGATGCCCTTGCGCTTGAAATACACCGGCCACCAAAGCTGCAGGCCCAGGCCTGTTCCGTACGGGTTGTCGTCTTCCGCGTTCACGCGGTGGACGATGAACTTGCGCTCCGGAACCGGCGTGCCCGTGAGCATGTTCTCGCGTGTGAGCATCTGCAGGCGCGGCGGGCTGTTCTCGTTGTCCTGCACGAACACGAACCGGCGCTGCGCGCGCTTCGGTACCCGCAGAGGAACCACCCGCTGATTGCGCACGGTCCAGACGATTTCGGCGACGACGTGCCCGGCGATTAGCGCCTCCAGCAGATCGCCGCACAGGCGGTCGAACCCACAAGCCTTCAAGATCTCGGTCACCTCCTCGGCGTCGCCCGTCGCCTTGGCGTTGTTCTTCTTCACCGGCTCCACCTGGAATGGCTTGCCCACCAGGGCCAGCTGGCGCTTCTGCAGGCCACTGAAGACCTTGCCGTCGCGCTTCAGATCGCGGTACAGCTCCACGCTCCCGTTGCCGCGTTCGATCAGCAGCGGGTCGTTCGTGCGCAGCACGCCCATATACGTCTGCTCGAACGGGTCGCGCAGGCGGTTGGCAAACTCGGCGTTCAGCTCGGGTGCGGGGACCATTTTCCGGGTATCAGGAAGATGGTTCTTGGGCTTAGTTGCCATTGACGAAATCTCCAAGGTTCGAGCTGCTCTCGCGTGGACCGCCGCTCATGAATTCGATGGGGGCGGCCGGGTTCGACGCGGCATGTCGGGCCAGTGCCAGCGCCCAGAAGCGGTCGGCATGGCCAATGCCGTCGCTCTCGGCAACGAAGCGGATGTTTCCGGCTGCGGTGGTCACCTTCTGCAGCTTGCGGAAGTCGGCCCGGATGTGTGGGTCTTCGGGGATACGGACCTTGCGGTCCTCCATATCGCCCTTGATCGCGTAGGCGAGGGCTTCCTTGACCTGTGCGGTGAACGTCACACCTTCAACGCGGTTCTCACCGTACTTGTCCTGTGCGTCATCCACCCAGCCGATGCCTAGGCCTGTGGCGTCGATGCAGGTCCGATCGCAGATCTCGATCCACGGCCAGATCACCTTTTCTTGCTCGCTCTTGCGCATCTTCTCAAGGCACTCGACGTGGCGGGTGTAGAACACGTCGCCCAGCTGCTCGACCACCCACAGCACCGTCAGGTCCTTCTTTCGGCCGATATCCACACCCGCGAACAGACGGCCCTGAAACGGCCCCTGCAGACCGCGCTGCCAGTCGGTGCCGCCCGAATACTCGCAGGCCGTGATCAGCCCGTATTCCAGGAACTTGGCGTCGTCGTCGGCCGGTATGCACTGGTATTCCTGGTCAAAGCTCTCGGCGTCGGCCGCGCCGTTCTTGATGAAGTCGAAGTACTGCGCTTCGTCCATCGCCTGCTGCTCAGCGTCCGCCGGCAGTGCCTGCTGCAGCTTCCACAGGAAGCCCTGGTCCAGCGCGTCCTGCAGCGTCACGCGATGCAGGCTGATCTTCTTGGGGTTGCCGCCGTGCCGCGCCTCGCGAACCAGACCGTTGAAAAAGCTGTGCGATCCCCGGTGCGTGCTGATGATCTCCATCGCGCCGCCCCAGGTGATGCCCGGGTACGCCACCGCCCACAGCTTGCGCTGGTCTTTGTGCAGCGCAAACTCATCCAGGATGCGAGAGCCACGCTTGCCGGCCTGTGCATCCGGGTTGCTCGACATGCTGTGAATGCGCCGGCCGCTGGCGAATTGCAGCACATAAGCGCTCTGCTGCTTTTCCGCATCGAGCACCACCTGGCCGAGGTCCTTTGCCGCCAGGCCCATGACGCCGGCCCAGAGCTTGCAGTCCTCAATGAACAGCCGCGCCTGGATGTCGTCTCGGCTGCTCACCCATTCATCGAACCGAGCGCCCTGCGCCGCGGCGCGCTCATCGGCACCATAAGCCGTCGACCAGCTGATTCCGATCTGCCGCGACTTCTCCATCAGCTTGATGCGCGAATCGTCCTTGATCCAGCGGGTCTGAAACGGCAAAAAGATCGCGTCGCGATCCTTCGGAATGCACTTGGCGCGGCCTTTGATCGCCATGGCGTTCAGTCAGTGGCCAGCTTGGTGCGCAGCTCGTAGCCGTGCATGGAAGTCAGTCCTTCCAAGTCTGGGCTTTGACCAGCCACATTTGGGCTTCCTGCGCGTGCGTTATCGCCAGCGAAGCCATGCGCTTGACTTCGGGAGATGAGCTCGACTGGCGCAAGGCGTGGGCGCGGTCGATCAGGACGGCGGCTTCGGCCTTGGCCTTTGCCACGTCGTCCTGGTTGCTGGGGTTGAACGACAAGCCGACGGCTTTTTCGCCAAAGGTCTGTGGGCGCTGATCGTGGGTGCTCATGATTGGTCTTTCGCGTGGTTGACAACAGGTGGGACGGCGCACGGGTCGGTCAAGGCTTGTGTTTGCAATAGACCTTGCAGTCGTTCGCGCCGGGACCGCCCGGGGCGCCGTAGTCGGTCTCCCCGCACGTGCAGCAAACGTAGACGGCTTGGCTGCAGAGAGTGGTGTAGTCCTTAGGGCAAGAACGCCCACCTTCTGAAATCCAGTGGTGGTTACCTTTACGGCAGGCATCACTGCCAAGCTCCGTCGAGGCATCCTTGATGAGGCGTTGAAGCAAGAACGTCACGACGCAATCCCCAACGCCTCGCGAATCGCGGCCTTGGTCTCGGCTGTCACACCGCCCTTGTTCGGCATGGCTTCCAGCTTCGCGCGCTGCTCATCGAGCAGCTTCTTGCGGGCGGCTTCCTCCACCTCGGCCTGGAACTTCTTCAAATTGACCGAGCTGCGCGTGAGCGTCGCGATGTTCTTTGCCGCGCTGCTCAACATCGAGACCCGCTCGCCCGCGTCCAGGTCCGGGTCATCGGCTTCCTGCAAGCCCAAGATGGCTTCAAAAAGCTCGGTCTGAATCAGCGCCGTCAGCGCCTCGCTGCGCGCGTCTCTGTCGTCCCCGGCCTGCGCCTGGATCAGCTTGGCGGCTTCGGTGCTGGCGCGGATGGCCGACAGGCGGCGGTCCAGCTTCTGGCCGTAGCGATGCACAGCGCTGCGGCTGGGCAGCGTGCCGGCGCTGGCCTCGGCCGGGAAGCGGGCCTGCAGGTCGGCGATCAGCTCGTCCAGCGTTTGCGCGCCGGTGGCCAGGATGGCCTCGATGTAGGCCTTCACCTCGGCAGGCAGGCGGGCGACGGTGCTCTTGCGGCCCATGGCTTACCAGTACTTTTGCGGGCGGGCGATGCCGGGCTCGCAGTCCACCGTGTACTCGGCCACGTCCACGCCGTGGCGGGTCAGTTCGGCGTGCCAAACGCCAGACGGCTCTTTGCGCACCTTCACCAGCTCGCGGTCGTGCAGGTAGTCCAGCTCGCGGCGCATCTCCAGCGGCGTCGCGTCCGGGTAGACGGACTGCGCCACCGACAGCACCGGGCCCTCGTAGATGCCCATGGGCCGGGCGTTGTTCAGCGTGAGCAAAATCAGCCAGCGCAGCGCCTCGCGCCGCACGCGGGCATGATCAATCGATTGCATGGTTCATCCCTGTTTGCAAGGCGCGCAGCGTCGCCGTTTCGAGCTTCGAGCCCAGCGCATCGAGCTTGGCTTCAATCACGCTCTGGCCCCGGATGTAGTCCTCGCGGCGCACGTAGTGCAGCGGCATGTCGGCTTGCAGCTTCAGCAGTTCGCGTTCCACGCGTTGCCACTGCGCCGCGTCGGCCCGGTTGACGGCCTCAATCCTGTCCAGGCGTCCGCCCAGTGACCGGTGGTTTGCCTCCAAGGCCTTGTCCTCCGCGGCAAAGCGCGCGTCCAGGTGGCGCTGCGTCTGCCCGGCGGCCACCTTGGCCAGCGCCCAGTAACCGCCGAGGACGGAAATAGCCAACAGCACCAGGTGCCAGAGTTCGATGCTCACTGTCATTTGCGCAGCCTTTCATGGGCGGCCTGGCACGACACACACAGCAGGCACCCGGGCACCGCTGCGCGCCGTGCGCCGGGGATGGTCTCGCCGCAGTCCTCACAGGTCTCGGCTGAGTCGGCCACCGTCTTGCCGGCCAGCCCGGCGCGGCGGGCCTGCTCTACCAGCGCGTCGGCCAGCATCTCTTGTTCGCGCTCGCAGGCGCGGTCAATCGCGTCGGTCATCGCCCCGCGCCCTCCACAGCGCGCACCAGATCCGCATGCAGACCAGCGCACTGGCCGTACAGCCCGTAAAGATCCATCAGTGCGGTGGCCACGTCATCGACCTCCGGGCCCGGCGCTGGCGGCGGTGCCGGGCACAGCTGCAGCGCCGCCGCCGGCAGGTAGGCCGCTTGCGGCCGCTGCGGCCCGGTCGCGGGCGGCGCCCAGCTGGCGCACGCTGCCATCATCAAAGCGGCAACCAGCGCGGGCAGCAGCCGAAGTCTTGAGCGCATCGCGAAACTCCTTTGCAAAACGCATGTCGTGCGCGGCCCTGGCGGTCTGCGCCTGGCGCAGCGCAACACTGGTCGCGGCGGCCTGGTCAATCAGCGCCTGGTGCGAGTCGATCAAGCCGGTCAGCCGTTGCACCGCCAGCCCATCGCGCGCGGCCGCTTCGGCCGTCACGCCCTGGGCGTGTCCGTAAAAGTAGCCGCCCGTCGCGCCGGCAAGGGCGGCCGCGAGGGCGAGTAAGAGCAGCGTGGGCCGGCTCATGTTCCAGGCCCCCACGCGGCATAGCGCGGCTGAAGGATCCCCATAATCCTCGCCGGGTAACCAAGGTTTTCGCTGCAATGCGAAACGTGGCGGCTCGCCCGGCCACAGGCGGCCGCCACTTGATCAACGGTGGGCTGCGGCAACCCGGTGGCTTTGGCCTCGGCTTGCCAGTGGCCCAGACCACCGTTGTAGGCGCGCAGCGCCACATGCATCTTGTCGCGGTCGGAATACCGTGCCGGGGCGCGGTCGAACAGGTATTTGTCGTACCCCACCAGCGCGCGCAGTGCCCAGACGGGGTTGTGCGGCTGGCAGTCTGCAGCGGTGGCGCCCTCGCGCCCGCACCACCAGCGCGCGGTGCCCGGCATGAACTGCGCCAGGCCGCGCGCGCCCACACGGCTCATCGCCTGCGGGTTCCAGGCGCTCTCCTGATGCACCTGGGCCGCCAGCGCGGCCACCGGTGCGTCCAGGCCCCACTGGCTGTGCGCGGCGCGCGTCAGCTCGGCGCGATAGCGCGCCGCCTCGGGCGGCACCTGGGCATGGGCCCACCCGGCACCGGCGATGGCGAGCACCACAAACGCACTGCCCAGCAGCACCTGCAATACCCGGCGCGGGCCGTCCGACAGCTGCATCTCGCGAATCAGAATCGCGCACCGCACCAACAGCGCCAGGGCCAGCACCATCACGGCGCCGTTCGCAAACAGGGCGACCACGTCAGGCCCCCAGCCCGACGGCGATCATCGCTGCAGCGACGATGATCGCGCGCCGCAGCATGGCCAGGCCGAACGCATTCAGTAAGGGCGGGTCTGCAGTCGCGCGGATTTTTGTACGTGGGTACGGGCCGAACTCGCCGGCATCTTCCGCCCCGTCATAGTCCTCGTCATCGCCCACGAGAACCAAAAACGAATCCGGACGTGCGTACGGGAACAAGGAGCGGTCGATCCAGTAGCCGGCCACGGCGGCCAGTGCGATCAGGCTGAGCTTGTACACGCTCACGGGCAGCTGGTGCGGCGCCAGCAGCCAGACCAGCAGGGTCAGCAATATCGCGGCAATGAGCCAGTCGGCCATGCGCGGCAGGCTTGCCGCGCGGCCGTCGTCGTCATCGTCGTCGAATCGAATGCGGGGGAGGTCGTTTGACATGGGGGCTCCGGTGTATGGAGCCCCGAGTTTTCCGCGCGTGCGCGACGATCCTTAAATGGCCGGCGTCATTGATTGCGGTGGCGGGCGTCACAGCGCATGGCCCACAACGCATTGCGCTGGGGTGCCGAGTCCGTTGGGCTGTCCTGATCGCTCATGGGCGGATTGTCTGACATCACCGATGAATGTGAAAGCCTACCCCTTGGGCGGCGTTGTGGGCGGTGGCGGTGGC